GCGTTGAGCGGAGGCAGTCGCGATGGACTTGCCGGAGACAGAGACGCAGGCGGCCTTCGCGCGCCGGATCGAGGTCGACCGCTCGGCGATCAACTACTACCGCAAGACGGGGAAGCTTTCCGAGGACGCGTTCGTGAAGGACGGCAAGCGGTTGCTGGTCCGGCCGGCCGTCGCGATGTGGGAGCTCAAGCGTTCGCTCGACATGGTGCAGTCGGCCGCGAACGGGCGGGCGCGGATCCCGGAGCAGGAGGCGCCGATCCCGGATCCACCGCCGCTGGCGTCGGATGACGGGATCCCCGCGGAGGCCGGCGCGGAACCGCCGAGGGCGCCGGCTGGGAAAGACGCGACCAAGGCGCAGTACGAGATCGAGCGGCTCCGCGAGATCCGCCTCCGAAACGAGGCGGCCGAGCGCAAGCGCCGCGCCGACGCCGGGATCTACACCAG